AATTGCAACACCTTTGTTGACTGTGGTCAATGTTTCAAGTGCATTGACACCACGCAAACCAGCAGATGTCAAGAAATAAAGACCTTCTGCTGTTTCTGTTGCTGCAACTGCTGTGACACTAGAAATGTTTTTGACACTTTGTGCATATGCATCCATGTCTTGACCAGATCCAAGAACTAATGTTTGAATTTTGGTCATGGATTTTTCAAAGTCCATTGCCATTTTTACAGATGCACCAGCAACCAATGCAAATGGCATTGTGAATGAACTGGTGATTGTTGCACCAACAGCTTTCATTTTTGTTGCAAATTTTGAAACTCTTGCTGATGCTGCTGATAATCCTTTGTAAAGTCCACTATTGACAACACCAAGAATGATGTTCATTGAAGTGTTATTCCTAGCCATTTTGTTTCATTTTTTTTTCGTTTATTTTCTTGAACAACATTGCTTCATTTCTTACCTTTTCCATTTCCTTTTTTGACATCTTATTCTTTACAGATTCCCATGGAAATCTGGTGATGTCCTTTGGTTGCATATTCTTTTTCACATGTGGATTCAAAAGGACACATGCCAACCATCTTGATCTTTCCCATTGGTTTTGATCTTCTGTTTTCCACATGTCAAACAATCCTTGTTGTGCATTGTAAAACATTTTTGGTGTCAAATCATAAAGATCAACCACATTCATTCCAAGTTGTCCCAAACCAATTTTTTCAATATAGTCCCAGGAAACAACTATTTCTTCACTTTCCTGGTTTTGGACTTTTTTCCAGGATCATTTTTTTTTGTTTCACCATCAGAAAATGTGATTCCCATATGTTCGGCAAACAATTCCATTGCTCTTGCCATTCCTTTTTGATCACCATCCAGCAGATCAGCAATTTGATCTGAATCCAAATTGAAATCAGTTCCAGCCCTTCTGTGACCTTCTTGTGTTCCATGGAATATCAATTCAACAATATCATCCAAGGACATTTCAGTTCCTAGTGATCCAAGTTTTTGAAGTGATGTTCCAGTTGCTCTGCAATATTTACGCAATGCATTGAATCCAAAATATATTGGCAAATCTTTTTTTCCTAGTGTTACAATTTCATAATTCATTTCATGTGATTTTTTTAATTATTATTTTTTTTACTTTATTGAATAAGGTCCAGCAAAGACAAAGTTCACATGAAATGAAAATTGTCCTTGCTTTTCCTTAATTTTTAAACATCAACTTGTGATCACTGTCAATGGACCAGCAGCAATCAATGAAACTGAAACTGTTGCAGTTTCTTCCATTGGTGCAGAAATTGACAATTCTGAAACAAGTGCATATCCTTCAAACCCTTTGTCACCACTTTCTGTTGATTTGAATCTTACTTGAAGAACACTTCTTTCATTCAAATATGATGCAAAAATTTGATAATATTTGTTTTGAGGTGTTCCATCCATAGACATCAAATAATCACATGACATTTCCCAGTCAAGAACACCAGCCATTCTGGAATTATATCCACCAGATGTGTTGTTGGTTGTCATTCTCGGACTGTGTGAAATACTGACAGATGATGCAGTCCCATATCCAATCAAAGTGTTTGCTAGATAAAGTCCAAATTTTGTTCCATTTATTGGTCCAACTGATGCCATGTTTTATTTTTATTAGATTAAACTATTGCTTGAGTTAAAACTGATGTTCCAGTGAATGAACAACTGTATGTTGTTGATTCCTCATTTGGTGCATCCATGCTGATGCTTGAAACATAACAAGATCCAGACCACTTGTAGTCACCAGAATCTGATGATTCAAATGCAATTGTCAATGGTGTTCTTGTTGCAATGTTTGATGTGAACAATTCATTCATTGTTGTTCCAGCGATTGCACCACCAGTCAAGTCAAGAAATGCCACCATTCCTTCACAACTGATTTCCCAATCTCTTTGTCCTTCCATGATTTCCTTCCAGCCCAAAGATTCTTTGTTTGATGTTTCTCTTGCTGAATGATTGATTGAAACTGATCCACTTGTTGCATATGCGATCAATACTGATCCATTATATACTCCAAATTTTGTTCCATTTATGATTCCACTTGTTGCCATAATTCTTTTTTTTTTATTTAATTATTATTATTTTTTAATTTGTATCTACTGTGAAAATTGCCACTGTTGTGCTGTTTATAGTTGAATAAGAAATTGATGCATATCCAGTTTCATTGTTGTATGCTGCTGGTGAAAATGGTCCAATCACTGATGTCAGTCCAGGACCAACAGACAATGTTCTTGCTGCCTTTTGTGAAAGACCATATTGTGGTGATGGAAATGCAACCACCACTGGTGTGAATGTGACCACCACAGTTCCTTCACCACTGTTTTGAATCTCAACAAATTCACTTCCAGAATTCAACCATGTGTCACCCTCTGCTGATGCTGCTGTTCTTACTGGTGCAGCAATTCCAGATTCTGTGATGCTTTGTGAACTAATTATTGCCATTTTTCTTTTCTTTTAAATTTTCAATTTTTGTCTTTTTTGCTTTCAATTTTGGTTTTTTTGCAACCTCAACTTCTATTTGATCACAATATCCATCTTTTAACAAATCATGATATCCTTGCCAATTGACAAAATATTTTGATCCTTCTGGAAAAACTTTTTCAAGTTCTCCAAATTTTCTTTTTAATTCTTTTTTTAAGATGATTTCTGGCATAATTATTTTTTTTATTCGTTTATGATCCAACCATTTTCTGGATCGTTTATAATTTTTATAATTTCAGAATGTGAATATTGTGTTTCACCTTTCAAAAATTCTGGTGTTTCACCTTGAAATTTCAAAATTGTTTTTGTGTCATCAATTGACAATCTAAGTGATTGCAAAGATGTTTCATCAATTTGATCAAACACAATATATCTTGCATTGATCATTTCAAATATTATATATATTGATTCATTCATGTTTTATGGTGTTACTGGTGACCATGCTGATGCTGGAATATTCATTGGAATTGCTGGTGCTGTGATTGAAGTTTGATTTGGCATTTGTGATCCAGGTGAACTGTTGTCACCCATTCTCCACCATCCAATCAATCCAGTGTATGTTGAAAGATCTGTTGGTGTTCCAGCATTATAGATTGCAAGAATTTGTGCTGGTGTCAATTCAATGTTAAAGACTGAAAATTCATCCATATATCCTACAAAATAATATTGTTGTGCAACTGATCCAATATCCAAAAAGGTTGGTGATGGTTGCATTGCAGCATATGATCCACCATTTGCAGCAAGTTGACCAGGAAGTCCACCGTTCATGTATATTTTCAAACCATTGCTTGATCCAGATCCATCATATGTGACCACCATATGTGACCAAGTGTTTGTTGGCAAAGGTGAATTCATTCCAACAGTTATGTGACCACCAAGATTGGTGTCAAACAACCGAATTCTGAAATTGTTATATGCAAACATGACATCATATTCCTTTGCAGTCAATGAACTATTTTTTGAAAAAACTCCTTTTGGACTGGTAACACTTGAAGGATTGATCCACAAACTGAATGAAAATGGTGAATCTGTTGTTCCATTTGAAAATGTGAATGTTGATGATGGTGATGATACCAAGAAAGAATCATCAATTCCATCAAACAAAATTGATTTGACATTTGACCATGGTGATGCAATTTCAGTGTTGATTGTTCTGATGATATATTCTTGTGTCACATTGTGAACACCTTGTGGTGAAATTTTGCTTTCATAGTCTGTTGACATTCCATCATATACAATTGAATCAATCACTGGTCCAGATCCAACTGTGAAACCAGATCCAATCCCACGATCCAAAACAAATCTGATTCTGTCTGCAATTGTCATTGAAGTTTCATATGATTCAGAAAATGAACTGATTTGAACACGCATGATGTTCAATGGACTTCTTTGATATTTTGGTCCATCAGCAACTGGATTTCCTTCATCAAATGGTCCTTTGGTGTTTGTTGATTCATCTGAAATAATAGAATATACAACATATGGAAATGTTTGTGCAACATTTAATGGTGCAACATCTGGAAAAATTCTCACTGGTGATGTTCCAACATATGATGTCAGTGTTCCATCAAGTGAAAGTTTTGTGTATATTGTTGA